TCTTGCCCCTTCCCCCCCCTCCGGGGGGGGGATTTTTAAGATACCTCAGATACAGAAGCCGAAGGAGACGCCAAACGAGTTCGAGGCGCCGTTGCCGCTGGCGATGCCGCCGCTGTTGACATCACAGAAGTTGGTGCTGCCGCTCCCATCCGGGGAACGCCCCCACCAGTACGAGGCAGAATTGTTCACCTTCTTCACTCGGGAGTTACCAGCAGCATAGTAGGCGTACTGAGAGCCTTCGCCAGCCTTGGAATACTGCGTAGCTCCAAAAATCTCAATTTCAGCCAGCAGGAACAAGGAGTCACTGGTGGTGACGATGTTCGTGCTTTGACTACCAGCAGAGGTTTTCTTGTTGACCGGCTTGATGACCGCTCTCAAGTCCGCATTGAGCTGAGAGAGGAAAGTGGCCATGTTTTTACGCATAGCGCAGCCTTTCCAGCCGTTGGCGTTAGTATTGCTACTCTCCATCTGATAGGTGGTATTGAGACATTCCTTCATCTGAAAGGTGATACCAGCCTTACCTCCAGCGGTCTTATCATCATGGTTGAACCCGATGATTACAGCGGCATAGGTTACACCATTCAGTGTGAAATTCTTGGAGTCACCAATGTTGAAGCACTTATCGGCAACACCGCCCTCGGCGGCAGCCGAGATGGTTGCCCACGAACAGTTTGCCAGTGCAGGAAGGAGCGCCACCTTAAAGACCGCAATAGCGTCAATCGTGACCACCGTGGACTTGGAGTTTCCACTGACGGTCCAGTTGCCGAACTCTGCCGGATAGAGGGTGGCCCATCCATCCGAACCAGAGGTTGCAGTCAGGGTCTTACCGCCCTTTGAGGCAGTGACAGACACACCGTTGCTACCGACCAACACTCTAAGCTCTGCCGGAGTACGGTTGTTGTCCACATACTTCTTGGTGGCGGCATGGTTGTCGGCAGTCGGCTCACCGTTCAGCGTGAGTTTGCCGGTCATGGTCCCTCCGCTCTTGGGAAGAGCGTTTTTGGCCAAGTTGTTAGCTCCGTTGGCCATAGTGTAGAGGGCTTGCAGAGCGTCCTTGATAAGGGGATCTTCCTGACTCAGGCCCATGGACTTAGCCAGAGCGTCAGGCAGGATGGACTCCTTGTTCAGTGGGGAACCCTGCTGAGTGATACCTTCCAAGTTCAAACCTGCAAGGTCGATGGGGAAGTTCCCGGCCCGGAGCATAGCAAGAGCTGTCTCCCAAGAGGTCCCTTCCGTCAGAGACGATTTCAGCAAGCGGGAATTGCCCGTGCCTTTCGTAATGAGGTCCTTCATTCCTCATCCTCCTTTGAAGATATTCTGAAACCATTGGAGAGAAGGTGTTACGCTTCTCCACAATAGATTTCACCAGAACGGAACCAAGCGTTCTGAATGTTCTTCACCATGGTCCCGATGTCGAGAAGGATCTTCTCAATCGTGTTCATCTTTGCGATGGTGAGCCAGCGCATGGTGTCAGGCGTAGGCTCAGTGGTCACAGGGAGAACGGCTTTCAGCACATCAAGGTTCTTGAGGTAGGTCTGCATTTGAGCCGGGGTGGCCGAGTCCGAAATAGTCCAATCGGTTTTCCCGGTAACTGATACCGTGAAGCCCATCTGGTTCAGCTCGGCACACAGGAAATTGACTGCCTCTCCTACACGGTTCAGATCCTTGTAGTTGTAAGAGGCTTTCATTCCACCAAGCCATGCGCTACGCTCTTCCGAGGTGAGGCCGGAAAGCCCCACCTCCAAGATCTTGTCACGAATACGCTTTGCCTCTGTGATGTCAGCGGCGGTGCGATCCGTGATGAGAGTATCAATCACACTCATAAAATACCCTTCACCTTCAATTTTCCACTCAAACTGCCCTTAAAGGACAGCTCATCGACCAACACCAGTGCGTCCAGCTCGGAGGTGTAGTTGGTCTGCGTCTGGATGAGATCACCCACTTCAATCTCCGGGTTGCCACGATAATCGACATCGTAGGTATTACGGAGTGCAAGGTACTTGATAGTGTGGTCACGCAGGGCAGATCGCATGGTCTCATTGGAGATCAAGGGGTTCTTCTCTTCATCGACCTCGCCGTTCTGGTTCACCTGAGTAACCCGGACATCTTTCACTTCGCTCATCCGCTCACCTGTGATGGTCACGGTCTTCGTACCGGCAGAGAGAACAAGGTCAACCGCTCGGGCAAAGATCTCCTGCTTAACAATGGACCCACCTGAAACAGAAACCTTGATGTTCGTGGATGGGTTGTTAAAGTCTACATGGAAGTTGGTGTCCGTCACCGTACCCTCGAAGAGGGTCTGCGTTGCACCATCAGAATGATAACTGAACATAGCCACGGAGATTTCTCTCAGCTCATCGGTCTTGGTGCAGATCTGGGAGTTCTCGGAGATGGTCGTGAAGTCCAGAAGGAAGTCGGTCTCCTGATAATACACACGCTCGATCCGAGGACGGCGGTACGGGATCATGTCGAGGAAGGTGATGTCGAACTGGTCACACTCCATGACCGTGCTGTCCACAGTCAGCAGCAGACCTCGCACATCCACGGTCTTCGTTGCCACGACCGCTCCGTTTTTGTAGTACCGGACCTGCACTCTCCGAGGCCACTCTCCGCAACGGCTGTCGAATTTGACATATACCAGAGGGAGATCGTGGGGAACATCGAACTTGCGGGTTACGACAGGGGCTTCGGTGAACGAACCATCAGCGGTGGACAGTTTACTGGATACGAAACCCTGCGGTGCGTACTGTCCATCGGGAGCCAAGGTCTGGGTCCCGTCACCCAGCCAGCGGTTCAGCTCCAGCGTGGCGTAGGTGTCACTGAACTCAGTGTTCTTATCTACGCTTTCCCACTCGGAGTATCGCTCATGTCCGTTGTCTTCCCACACGCCGGAATAGATACCACGGATGTTCACACCGAAAGGCCGGATGTGGATGATGTTGTCATCATCGGTATAGAGACGGCAGCGGCAAGCGTGAGCGATAAGCTGGAGACAGTCAGCGTGAGTGTCTATGGGGAGCGGGACTGAACAGTACATGGTCTTGAGTGCCGGGTCAATTTCCCAAGGGTGAGTACCCTGTTCGGTGAGTGTAAGACCAGCGTCCAGCAGGACATCCTCAGCCATGTCGTAAAAGCTCTTCTGTCCAAAAGTGCCTCTATAATAGGTCTTGGTCAGGCTTGCAATAAGACCAGTTCCAGTGAAGACCGCTTTGTAGTCCTTCGCCTTGGGCTTACCATCCAGAACATAATGGTCTGCCTTGAGCCATTCCACAGTTCCATCGTCCAGATCGTATCCGTACTGGATACTAATGGGGGAGCGAGTGTCGATGTATGCGTATATGCCTCTCGGGTTGTCCGGGTCATACCTCATATCGTAGTCGTGAATGGTAAAAGAGAAGGTCTCTTTCGGAAGTCTACGGCTCAGAGGGTCTACATCGTGCTTCTGCTTCACAGAAATCAGGTCCTTGTCCGTAAACCTCATCTTGATACCGTATACCACATTCTCGACTCTGGGTCTCCAGTGAGGAAGTGTTTCCAAAAACTCGATCTGAACCTTGTCCACCTTGAGGGCCGAGGTGGACACCTCAATAGTAACGGACTGTATGTCCTTTACGGTCACGGTATCAACCACCTTGCCTTTGAACCAAAACAGGGCCTTGATACTTCTCGGCCAAACATTGGATCTGGTATCGAAGGTGATGGTCAGCCCGGGGAACACATGCTCCAGAGAGAAATCTCTGGTGAGTACCGCCGTAGGAGACAGAGCCCCGTCAGCGTTGGAAACAAGACTGGAAACAAAACCCTGCTTCGTATAACCTCCGCCTTCCGGGACCAGATCCATAGATCCATCGCCCAGCCAGCGGTTCAGTTCCAAACTGGCATAAGGATTTCCATACTCATAGGAGTAATCGAGCGTATCTTCGTTGGAGTACACCATGGCCCCATTGGAAGCCCACTTGCCGTCCGCAGGGGCCGTGGTGTCTACATTTCCGAACTCTATGATGACATGGCTCGGATTACGCAGAACGCCCTTCATGCTGGCCTTGTAAGCCTCATTGACTGCTTTCATGGCGTTCCACCTCCTTACACTTCACCGACATCAATGAGATTGACCTTGCAGTTGATATAGTCGCTTGGAAGACCCGTCTGCTCATCAATCAACCACGGCTCCGCCGTGCGGTCTCCCGGATACATTCTCAGCTTGATCCAGTCGTTATGCACCATATCAGGGAATTGCACATCGACATAGAAATTGGAGAACGCCTGTAATATCCTCGCCCACTGGTCGGCCTTGAGGTGAGGCCAGAAGAGGCTATCAATCTTGTACTGATCTCTGCCTATCTTCTGACCCACCACGGTTCCGGCGGTGTTTCTGGCCGAGTCCACCAGTGTGGCTACCATGAGCGTGGGATGACGCCCCGGCATGGGAAAGGCTTCTCCGTTTACTTTAATGAACGGTTGCATTACCACACCTCCTCATCATCAGTACGCCTCTGCGAAGCTACCGGAATTGACCCGAACACCACGCTTGCGGTTATACCGTTCGTTGGCTCGACCAATCTCATCGTCACCAATGACAACATCGCTGCTGTTATCTTCAATGGCTTGGACGAGCTGGCTTGCGATAGTAAAGATAGCGGTGATGAGATCACCGTTACCCTCTCGAACACCGTTGGTGATACCAGAAACAATCTGGTCATTGTTGGCCACAGCGGTCTTCCGACCAATTTGACCCACCAGCTCGGCTCCGTCCTCACGAGCAAGGAAGAACTGTCCCTGTTCCGGGAAACCACCTTCTGCAAATGCAGGGACCTCCAGCAGGGGAACACGCTCAATCGTGATGGGAGTGATGTAATCAAACCCCTCAATGCCGAAGAAAGCGAGTACGCTGTTGGCTTTCGAGATCAGACTGTTCAGAGCGTCAATGCACCAGTTGATTGCAGTTTCCAGTCCACCGAGAATACCGTTCCAGATCCCGATGAAGAAGTTTCCAATACCGGTCCAGAAACCATACCAGCCCCGCTTGAACTCGGTCTTGAACTGCTCCCATCCATCATTGAACGCCGTCTTCCAGTCAGACCACTTCTGCTGCACATTGGTCCAGAGCGTATTCCACTTTGTAGTGAAATCGGTCTTGAACTGCTCAAACGCAGTGCTGAAATTGGTCTTGAAGGTGTTCCATGCGTTACCAATGTCCGTCCACTTCTGGCTCCAGTACGCAGCGGTGTTGTCGCAGAAGACTTGCCACTTGCTCTTGATCTCACCTGTAGTGGTATCAATGTAAGAGGCAGTCTCGCCCAGCTTCGTGGTCGTGGTATCAAGAATGGTCTGGTACTGGGTCTCAGCGTCAGCGATAGTCTGGTCACGGGTCAAAGCCGCCGCATTGATGATGGCCTGATACTGCTGATCGTTGATGGCCCCAACATTGAGCATGCGCTGGGCCTCCAGCTCCACAGTGGTGTACTGAGTGTGAGCGGCAGCGATAGCCTCATCCTTGGAGGCATTGGCGTTCTTGATGACCTCACTGGCCTGTTCGAGGCTGATACGGACAGTGCTATCTTTGAGGCGGTTCATGATGGTCTGATACTCGATCTCAGTCTCGGAGAGGTGCTGTACTCCAGCGTCCTGCATTTCAGACTGGATACGATTGATTTCAGTCCACTCAGCCTCGGTGATGGACCTGCCTTCCGCCTTGGCAGTGGCCATGATCTCATTGATCCGTGCCTCACCCTCCGTGACCTTTGCCGTTACCTGCTCATAGTAGGAGGCGTTGTCCAATAGGAGCTGATTGTATGCCTCTTCACCCAGAGCCGCTTTCAGCGGAGCGAGGGTGGCCAAGGCTTGGTTCCTATCGGCGTCCAGCTCATCGGTGATGGACTTGACAATGGTGTCCAGTTGCGCTTGGACATCGGCCACCGTTGTGTCAGTGATGATCTGGCCGGTATACTCCAGCGTGGCCAGTGTATCATCCAGCGCACGGATCTTCTCAATGAAGGGTTCAACCTTTCTCCGAGTAGTATCAGAGATGGTTTCATCGAAGATCTCAATGGCCGGAACTGCGTCAGAAGATAGAGCCAATGCAAAACCGGTCACGGCTACAACTGCTCCGGCAACAAGAGCCGGAATAGGCCCAAAGGCAATACCGATAGCGCCGATAGCTGCCCCCACGGCAGTGAAGGACGCAAGGTTCTTATCGTTCAGACCGTTCTCCATGAGGTCTTTGAGACCGGTAGCGAACAGTGCGATGGAACCTACTACTGCACCGACCGCTGCACCGACCGGGCCGAAGGCCAGACCAAGACCAGCTACAAGCGCAGTCGTTCCGAGAAGCATACCGTTGAGATTGTCGTAATCCAGCCCGTTATGCCATGCGTCCCACGCATTGACAAAGGTCCAAAAGCCTCCGGCAGCGGCCGCAGCAGATCCTCCCAAGATTTTTAGTCCTGCGGCCAAACTCGCTATTACTCCGTTCTTGACCAGCCATTGCAACATACCGAAGAAAGACAAAACGCCGGAGGCAATCTTCCAGCCCATCAATCCTGCGGCAATCGCACCCACGATCTTGAGTATACTCATCAGCTTCTCTTCCAGCTCCTTGGTGTCTTTCGTGATACCACCGAGGAAGTCATACTCAAACTTGGACGGGTCGAAGCCGAAATCGCTGGCAAAACCTCCACCCATAGGCGTAGATCCACCGCCAGCAGATCCAGAGTTCGGGTCGATGACATTCAGCTCATCGAAGCCCATGGTGTAGCTTTTGAGCTTCTTTGCAGCAGAGGCCGCATTACTCAGACCATCCGCCATCTCCTCAGAAGCGTCAGCTCCAACTTGGATACCGGAGTAGTCAATCTCAGGCAGTTCGTACCCGAGGAAGTTTGCAATGGCTCTTGCTGCCTTGGTCACAACGACCACTATGGCTTGAAATACTGGTATAAACCGGGCCACCAGTACACTCACGATGTCACCCAGCGCACGGCGAAGCTGAGTTACCTGCTGTCCGAAAATACGGAGAGCGTTGGACGGAGTGATGATAGTACGGGCCAAGTCACCTTGGACATTGGTGGTCTTCTCCATCAAGGTCACATAACGGAGCATGGCCTTCTGTGCCTCAGTCATTTTGGCCGTGGACATCTCGATCCCGTGAGCTAACGCGGTCTCTCGGAGCTGGGCTACGGACAGGTTGATACCCCAAGTCTTGAGGCCTTTGATCTGACCAGACATACCGCTTTGAAGCCTCTTCATGGCAATATCGACATCGACATTCCATAGAGAACTCAGATCGTAACCGAGCTGGGTGAGCTGTTTACTCATCTGAGCGGCCTTTTCGTCCACAATACCATAGCCCTCCAACAGCTGATTGAAGGAACCTTGAGCTTCTACCCAGTCTTGAATATCAACACCCAAGAGATCCTGCACGGTCTCAGCGTAGTCCAGAGCGGCGTCAGAAGCGTCTCCCAAAGAGACCTCGAACAAGTTCATGGCCTCGGCGTAGTCTGCGGACTCTTTGAACCAGTCACCAGCCACATCGGCAAACCTCATCAGGGACCTCATCCCGGAGGTGACGGCCTTTCCCAGAGAACTGGTCAGATCACGCAAAGGCTCTACTACCCCGTTCAGCCCCGCTCCACCTTTCGCTACACGCTCCAGTCTGGTCAGCGTGGTATGAAGAGAGTCAAGACCTTCAACGGCCTTTTCAGACTCTGTATAGATTTCAATTTGAAGTTCATCAATGTTGTTATCCAATGCCATCCTTGTTCACCTCCTGATGTGCGGTTTTTGAGACCTGTGCCTCCATCTTTGCCCTGATCCGCAGGAAACGATCCCGCTCTTCTCGTTGTTCCTTTTCCTGTCGGTCCTTCTCGGAAATAGGGAAAGGTTCGGATAGATATTGACCGGCCTTTTGCGGTTTCGTGGAAAAGCGGAACAGCGGTGCTACATTACAGAGCGCATGGTAGATATACAGACCTTGGAGCCACAAGTCATTGTTCCTTTCCTTCCGTTTCAGCTCGTAGGCTTGGCGGTACGCCACCACCAAGGTACAATCTTCGTCCCAATACTGCTCCGGGGTCATACCGATGGAGAGATAGAACGGTAACTGCTGATAAAACTGCTCCGTATAGGAAAGAAGGGGGACAGGAGCCATATTGGACCCGTCCCCCTCAAGGGACAACGAACCAGTTACCAGTTCGCCTCCCATTTGACTTTTCCCTCGCTCTCGGTCATGGACCGGATGGGATCGTTATACATCTGACCGAGTTTCTGAATGAGATCGTCCTTGTTATCGAACTCATCAAAGATGGCGTTGATAACCTCCATCTTCTCGGAAGGATGATGAGCGAGGAACGCACCGGCAAACAGAAGAGGCAGGGTGGAAACCGGCTTGTCCGTTACTTCGGACAGCTTGAAACCTCTCTGTTCCATCTTCTCGATGGATCGCCGGGTGTATTCCAGCGTGTAATCTTTACCTTCATAGGTAAAATTGATCTGCTTACTCATGGTTCAGTACCTCCTTACGCCTTGTCCTTGGTGACGGGAGTAGAGGCAGCAAAGGTCACAGTCATGCTTACGACCTCGTTGACACCACCACCGGTAACGAACACGGACGGAGTGCCCTTGAAGGAGAACTTGCCCTCACTACCACTAGGAGTCACAACACCGTTAGGAGCCTCAGTACCGCCGAACCATACGGCGTACTCAGCCTCTTCACCCTCAAGCGCCTTGATCTTGTCAAAGTCGGCAGAGGTGTAGTTGGCAGTGAACGCAAGAGCGTCCATCTGCTGGATACCGGGAATACTGGTGGTTGCCCGGTCGGACAAAGTGGTGGTGTCCAACATCTCGGGAGAGCCACCCAGATCAGGGTAGTCCTTGATGTCGATGAGCTTCTCGAAGGTCTCCAAGTTCTTCTTCATCAGGAAGACCTTATAAGTGGAAATAGCCATCTTATTACCTCCTGTAAATTGTGTGATTGGCGGATACCTTTGCGGTATAACGGGAAACGACCCGAAGATATTTCCCTTCGCCATCTGGAATTGTATTGGTACTGGTCCTTGTGAAACCAAGGCCGATGAAATACCTGTCCACCACGGCAAGTATGGAACGGCACTCGCTCTTCCGGTCGGTTGCCCGATTGGAGTATACGGCTACCTCATACATAACCTTGACATGGTTTTCGTTGCTGCCGCTGTCCTGTGTATCAGTGGCAACATAGTTGTCGGCCTCCATCATCGTTACACTCGGGAACGAAGACGGCGCTCTGACCAATTCCCCGGATAAAAACACATCCGGGCACTCTTTCGCCAGAAGAGAATACAGACCATCGTAGACATCCACTTCAATGTCAATCATGACCCAAACACCTCCTTGGCGATTTTCTTGATTTCTTCTCTCATTGCTTTGCTGGCCTCATACATGGCTCTAGCCGGAGGATTACCGTGCGTCAAGATGACAGGCCCCTCGTCTCGGACGATAGGGTGTCCGTCCTTGTCCGTAGCCACACGACCATTGGTCCCCGGATCGCCGTAATAGCCCCAAGTGATGTGCTTTCCTTTACCCTGTCCGTACTCACCACGGATTGCGCCCTTGCTATCAGCCAGAGGGTGGGCCTCAGAATAGTACACACCAGCACCGAACTCAATGAAGGTCACGCTACGGCCTCTGGCGATGACTTTGACCTTATTGTCACCCTCCCACTCGGCAAGGGTCTCTACATCGTTCGTACCGTCATACTGAGCGTTACGAAAACGGACATCAGCGGTCTGCACACCAAGCTCCGACAGTCTTCCAAGAAACACTCGACATTTCTCACGCAGCTGGGCTTTGTACTGTTCCACCTCATCGACCGCTCGACCCAGATTTCCGAGTTTGACCTTGATCCTCTTCTTCACGAGACCTCCACCTTTCGGATGGCGTAGGACACGGAGTTGAGAGACCGGGCCACACGCTTGACCGTGTAGTCGAACAGTGGATCTCCGTTCGGGTCATACTCAGGTTTCTTGTCCACAAAGAGAACAGAGTCCTCGTTGATGGGACAGTCTGCGTCACCCAGAACAATCACCTTGTCGTAATCGTCCAAGTGGCCAAAGACCTCGACCTGAGTTTCACCGGTCGCTGCGGAGATGTTTCCTTTGAGCTGGACCGCCGGTCCATACACGGAGCGTTGCCCGCCGGTCTTTCGACCTTGGGCGTCCGTCATAGGCTCGTTCCGCAGGTACGGGCAGTACCAGAACGGAACCATGTTCTTGACCATACACCGCATTACATTACCCCCACCATCGGAACGATGGCTCTCAGCAGCTCCGGTGGAACATCTCCGCCGGAGTAGGTCCGACCAATTCCGTTCTCCTGATGGTAGGTCTCACCTTCGGCCCCTCTCTTGCTGAGAAGGAAGTTGGCGATGTCTACTTGGTTCACGGCGTATCGGTCCGGGACTACGGTCTGAGTTACATCAAAGGGATAGGCCCTCTGGAGGACCTTGTTTGCGGCCAAAGCGAGAAAGGTGGAAAGCACCTCCTCATCGGTTTCGCCGCTGAGAGCTTTCAGCATTGTCAGCTTTTCCGCTTCGGTCATACTTTCCACCTTCCTTCTGATCGAGATTAGGTTGCCGCCTTAGTCACCACAGGGTTCTTGGTGTCGTTGGCGATGAACACGCTACGACTGTAAGTGGGAGCGGTGAAGGTCTGGGCAATGCCAGTGAACTTACCGTGATACCACTCAGGACCGTGGTCGAGGCCGATCTGACCAAACAGCTGATACTTCTCGCCAGCACCGGTCTTGGCCAGAGGCTCAAGGAAGAAGTTGCCCTTGCCGGGTACGGGCTGGAACACGGGGGAGATGACATCCAAGTTCAGCAGCAGGGCAGTACCGGCGGGAAGGCACTCGCCCAGATACAGGTAGACCACACCGATGGGAGTGACCACACTGGACAGAGCGATACCGTTGATCTCCCGGGCAGCGGGAACCACGGTCAAGCCATTCTGCACGGCGTCAGCGTTGATCTGGAACAGGGTGGTAGCGTCACACCACAGGCACAGTCCCTCGGTGGGAGCGTTGGCCCCGTAGATCTTCTTCACCATGTCAGCGATGTCCCACAGGCCCAGAGGCTTGCTGGCCATGGCCTTGGTGTTGGTGGTGATGGCAGTCACGAGACCACGGGTCTTATTGGCCTGTGCGTCACTGGTTGCCTTTGCGAACACACCGTTGATGAAGGTGTACTCGATGTCACGGTTCACCTTCTGCATTTTGGCTGCGACCTGAAAGTCCAGCTCATTGATGGGGTTGGCCTCCTGATTGGCAATGTTCACGCCACTCAGAGTGCCCATGTTGGACTCCTTGGCGTAGGAGACGCCAACAGACTCATGGAAGATCTGGGTCACATTGGTCTTCTGCTCACGAGTGACCACAGTAGGCTCGGGAGCGGTCAGAGAGGCAGTCTCAGTGATTGCAGGCTGAGAACCAGCACCGCCGCCCTCGTACTCCTGACCAGTCACGAACTCGACATGATTGGTCAGCTTGGGTCTCGCACCGATGATGGCAGACAGAGGGGTGCGAGTGTTGCCCTTGTTGAAGAGCATACCGGAGTAGTTCAGAACTCCAAAACTGGTAGCAATAGGCATTACTTATTCTCCTTCCTTACTGCTCCGCCTGTGCCTCCTGTTCGGCAATCAGGCGGGTGTAATACGCCACCGCCGCAAAGTCGTTAGAGGATCTGGCCTCTTCGAGCTTCTTCTGGTAGTCCAGACCGGAACCACCAGCACCGGCAGGGGGCTTGGGCGTCTTCTTCAAAAGATCAGCCTCGATCTGATGTGCCATGGTCTCCTGATGTTTCTTCTGGTTGGCGAACACCTTGGCGGTATCACCATCGAACATAGCCTTGGCGGTCTCAGCCGCCAGCTTTGCTTCGTAACCAAGAGCCACAAGCTGGGCCGTGTTCTTGGTCACACTCAGCTCCTCCATAAGAGCGGCGTTGTCCTTTTTCAGCTTCTCCTTCTCCTCGGCCTCCTGCTGAGCTGCCTGTTCATCCACAGTCAGCTTCTCACGCAGCTTACGCTTGCTTTCGGCGGCTTCGGAGTTTGCCTTACTCAGGGCGTTCTTGGTACGCTCCAGCTCATCAGCATGGTCCTCGTACTCATACGCCTCCAGAGCGGCCAACTTCTGTTCGGGGGTCATGGTGTCATAACCCTCGATGAGGGACACATCAATCTTCGGCATAATTCATTCCTCCTGCGTTTTATAGGCTGTTCACTCAGCACTGATTTCTGTTTTTGGAAGGGTTGTCTCCCTTTTGCGATTTGTTAAAGCAGCTTCCCTACTGCCGATATAACAAGCGGAAATCCGCTCATATCCAAAATGAAAAGGGCCATGGGTGCTATCGCACTCATGACCCTTTGGCCGTTCATCAGCCCTCTGGCTGACGATACTATACTCTTTTCTTACGCTGGACTTCGACAATTACGACTTTGCCGTGTTCAACCTTGACTTCCGCCTGATTTCCTCGGCGTAAGATGGTCTCAATGGCCGAAATGACTGCCGGGACCGCAACTGTGATGTTATTCATCCTGCTCTCCCTTCTTCACATCCGGCTCATTCTGGTTTCCGCCACCTTCGGCAAACTTCTTTGCCTCCGCAGCGGCCTTGGCCTCTTGCTCTTCTGCCCATTCCTGACTCATCTCATAGGCGGCGTCAGGGTCAGCGAACAGACCACAGTGGACGAAGGCCAGCTTGGGATGGATCTTCGGATTGGCCAGCATGGTAGTCAACACCTGACTCTTCTGCTGGATGTTTTCGTAGTTTCTACGGGTGAAGCGGATGTCCATTTCACTGAGACCCAGCTTGATACCAGTGAAGGTTGCCATGCACCGGAGAGCGATACGCAAGAACTGGTTCTCGCTCTTCTTGAACAGAAGCTCTTCCTTCTTGGCTCTTGCCTCCGCAGCCGACCAGCCATCTCGCATGATGACCGCCGCTCCTGTATCACTGGTGGAAGATCCGCCATTTCGGTTCGGCATACCGCAGATGGTGAGGATAGCGTCATACAGGTCATCCTTCGTCACCTGAGTCTGGGTCTGGTTCAGCTCCTGCGTCATGTAGGACACATCGGAGTTATTACCCTGTTCACTCTTGATCTTGATAGCGCCCATCTGAGCCATCTTCAAGAAATCATCCTCAGAGATGTCAGCGTTCACAAACTTCATGATCGACTGAATGAACTGTTCGATACCGTCCATACGGTTGGACTCGACATTGTTGATGGCGTCCAGAATGGGAAGAACTACCTCGAAGGAACCGATCCGAGACTTGTTCGCCGGATATTCGATGATGGGGATTGCACCGAGAACATGGCTCTCTTCACGAACAATCTGGTCATCCTCGATCTCGAAGTAGCAGTTATCCGTATAAACGCTAAACACAATGGATCTATCTCGCTTCATGACATACTTCACGCCCATCATCGGACGATGGCCCAAGCCATTGTAGTACACCACAAAACAGAACCGTGGGTCCAGCGTGTAAAGAGAGAAGGGGGCCTCGTCTTCCGAGATCCGATCCTTCGGAAGAGCCATGCGGTAGGAAGTTCCGCAAGTGTGGAACCATTCCGCCAGCTCTGCGTCCTTGGCCGCTTTGTCCTCCATCTGCATAAAGCGGTTGAGAGTCGTGATCTTCTCAGTCACAGACTTGTCTTTCCGGGCCACGCCTACATACTGGAGAGGTTCACCCAGCAGGTAGCCGTCCTTGAAAGCAACGATCTCTTCCGCATGGTTCTCAATGACCGTATTGCAGATCTCAGGACGGATTTCCTTCTTTCGACCGAGAATGGGCTGCTTTCCACGGCGGTACCAGTACAGATAATTGATCTGGTTGGCGTTCGCAGAGTGGAAGAACAAAGCATGGTTCAGCTCCTCAACGACATTGGAGGCGTCAATGTACTCAGCGTCAGTGTAGATGACGGTTCGGCCAAACAATTTCCGTCCTCTCGGGAACGAAGCTCCAGGACCGGGGACAGCAGGAGACGGGGCCTCCAGCATTTCGCCCATCATAGCGATATTTACCAAACCATTCACCTCCACAAATAGACCTGTTTATCCACATACAATAGTACCATGTATTCCAATGGTTGTCAACACAAAATAAGCATTGGAGAACTTAGACCGGACGCCGGAACACCGTGACTTTTGCACCCTCGAAGCTCTGTGCGTACTCCGCCAGCATGGCCAGACCATCAGGCACATCGTCATGCTTATTTTTACCCATCATGGAGTACGAGGTGAGGAACCACATCATCCGACCATAGTCGCTGTTCCGATGATACATCGTATCGTCCTTGAAGAGACAATGTTCCTTCACCCATGGCGAATTTACGATGATCTTTGTCTCTTTGTTGGATGTCGTGTACTTTGTGGTGATGTGTGTCCGGCCACCTTTTTCCTTGAGTTCTTTCTGGACCTTCTCGGCCACCTTGCCTCCAGCACTGTTACTCTCAAACCGAGACAGTTGGACCTTGTTCTTCAACAGAACGGATACGAACCGGCTTTCGACCACTCCGGGTGCGCTATTATCACACACGCAGTCTTCGATGTAGTAGTCCTGCCCATACTGATACGCCACAGGTAGGAAACCATAGTCGGTTCCTTTGTCCTTTGTGTCGCAGATCGAGATGATTGCGTCAGGCTCACCTTCCGGCAGCTCGAAGTATCTACGCAGCTCTGTCTCAGAGTACAGCAGCCCCTCACGCTCAATAGGTTGGTTCATGAAGAGCGCACGGAAGGAGGCGTCATCCAAGTTCTTCATCATGTCCTCGAAGTATTCCTTGCTGAACCCCACGCCGTATGCGTAGTTGAAGTTGCTTTCTCCGTTCTCATCCAGAGCAGGGAGGACAATAAACCTTGCTCGATCACTGTCACCGTATTCCTGCTCCAGCCGACCGATTGGATCATGCACACTCCAGCGAGTAGCGATGTGCAGCTCCTTCGCTCCGTCCTTCTTACGGGACTTGAGGTCGTTGGTATAGGAAAGCCACAGCTTGTCCAGTCGTTCTCGGTTCATGGCCTCTTCGATACCACTCACCAAGTCATCGGCGTATAGCAGCTTCTCGCAGCGAGTAGCGCCAGTAAGACTGGCCCCTATGGCACGACAGGTCAGCGTAGAGAACCGATGTGGCTTCACCAGATCAATAGTTTCCTCTTTGGCGTTGGTGGAATGGAACGGAGCGTTCGGGAACACATCCTTCCAGAGATATTCTGGGTCTTGAATGATCTGGCTCACTCCGTCATAGAACGAACGGGTCAACAGACCAGAGTGTGCCGAAGCCAGATTGGGGGAGTCAGGCCAGCGTCCCATGATCCACGACAGAAGGAAGATACCGAGCGTACTCTTGCCTGTACCGGGAGGCATGGAGATCGTTACCAAGTCCAGTTTATCATCCATCAGGTCTTGGAGCGTATGCACGACTGGTAGTAGGACCTTCCGTCTCGGCATGTAAAACCGCTTCTTCGGCTCCCGGTCCCATTCGACATACTGGAGATACGCCTCGAACTCAACAGGTGCGTCAAAGAGAAGAGATTTCTTTCGTAGCTCATACAGCCACGGATTTCCTCTCGGATCTTCTCTCAGGGCCAGTGTATTATATCGGCGGACCTCTTTATTGAGCTGATGTGCGAACTGCGTGTCCTCCGCACCAAGGCAAAGGGCCAACAGGTCCTCCATAGCCCCTCGATCACACACATCCCTTTCCAGAAACATACTAATTCTTGCAGCAAGCTCTTTCTCCTGCATGATCTCACATCCTTCCTGCGCTATAAACGAAAGAGACCACGGTCTGCACCGTGGCCCCTTTGGGTCTTCCGTCTCCTCTGAGCCGGATCATAGTTCAATTTTACCGTTCTCCCCACACTGTACGGTACATCTGGCATATTGGTTTACCGCCTTTGCCAGAGATCCCAAAGAGTATGTCTTCGTAAGCACAACGGCTTGGGGAACACCGTCCTTTGTGATGAAGTTTACCACAACATTCCACTTGGATACCGCCGGACGATACTTGGTCTTAGGCATAGCCCCTATGATGGCTCCGACCTCACCAAACGCCAGACCTCCAAACAGGGTACTGCTGAAATTGCTATCCAGATATTGCCTCATCTCTGTATCAGCATACTCCTGTGCATTGATAACCCGCTCCATAGGGATCACATAGTTCTGACCTCCGGCACGCAGCTCCAGTCTCGGACCGTATACTGTTGCTTCACACGGAACTCCTTTCGGGATAGGTAGACCGGCCAGATGTCTGGCTTTGCACTCGCACACAGGGATCTTCCCATCAGCAATCGCACCTGCAACGGCCTCATCTCTTGCTTTCTTCTTTCGCTTGTAAATAGGCTGGTAACACAGGAGTCCACCAATCAGGCCGGGACCAAGAGCGATAATGACCATCCACACCGAGCGAGTATGACTGAACTCATCGTTAGGCATATCCCAGAAGAACCAGACCAGCAAGGCCACAAGAAACGCCCATACGAACCACCTGATCCCCGGTTCTCTCAGCTCAGTATGCTTCTTGAGCTTCCTCATGTCGAACACTCCTTCGCTCTTCGATAGTAGGTCCTCCGGCTGATGTTCAACAATCCACAGGCGTCATCCACTGACAGTTCTCCGGCCAGCTGCCGATTACGAACATCCACAAAGGTCTCAGTTGGTTTCTTCTTCCGACCCTCGGTCCACTCAGGATCATGCTCACGCTTGTACGCCTTGCCGTTGGCTGTCCGTTCGAGGATCATGTCCCGCTCGAACTCAGCGAAAGCAAACATGACTGTGATGAGAACCTTGCCCATCGGTGTATTGTCGGCCACACCCATGTTTAGGATGTTGACCCGAATACCCTTATCCACAAACTCACGAACCAGCTTTGGCCCCTCCAGCGAGGTTCTGGCCAGACGGTCCAGCTTGGACACCACCAGCTCGTCTCCGGGCTGGAGTCGTGAACACAGCTCATCGAACTGCGGACGGCTCATCTTGGTTCCAGTGTAGTCATCCAGATAGATGTTCTCTTCCGAGATACCTTGGGCCAGCAGTTGCTCCTTCTGCTCTTTCAGCGAACAGCCATAGAGCCGTTGGCCACGGGAACTGACTCGACCATATCCGTATCTCATAGCTCACACCTCAATTCAGGTCTTGGGAGGAAGGATGGAGTCCAAATCAATGGGCTTTGTTTTCTGCTTAGACGGCTCTTCTCCGCTATCAACCACCCACACCGATTTATCAGACAGGGTGCTTTTGATGACCAGTTCACAGTCCATAGCCTCCAAGAATTTCAAGAGGGTGGACACGCTCATGTCACCTTCGCCTCTGAGCCTCTGAGATATACCAGAAGCGTGAGGATAATTCAGTTTATCAGCGAGGCTCTGGTTCGTATGCCCTCGCATTTTCATGAGTTCCTTAACGATGTCCTTTGCTTTCACGGTTATCACCTCTGAGATGATAATAGCATATACACGAAAAGATGTCAACACTAAATGGTGTAAAATAGAGACTTTTTATTTTTCTGGAGAACTCGGGCCACTCACCCGGGCCTCTCGCTGGACCTCATATCCCCCACGGGGCCGGGTCTCCGGCTCTGGTTCTGGCCAGCAGATCAGCAACGGCCACGGCGAGGAAAGCAGAACGAAACGAAAGAAAAACAGAAACGAACGACCACGCACCCCAGCCCGCACCGAGGGAGAAGGCCCCACCCCTACCCGGGGCCGATCCCCAGACCCTACCCGGGGCCGCTCCTGCTGCTGGGTGAGTGTGTCGTTTCTCTTGAGATATGGCACTACTAAAAGTAAACACTAAAAGGTGTAAATAATGGCGCTATACCTATTGACATAAACACTAAATAGTGTATAATATACTTGTAAACACTAAAAGGTGTTTAACGGGAACTGAACCCGTATAAACTGCAAGCCGGGGTGCCGGGTGGAAACGAGACAGGCACAAGCCCTTAAAGAGAGATCCGGCCCCAGTGATGGGCTACACGGGCCGGACGCACAAAGAAAGCCCCGGGCAGCGAGGCAACGCCACCCGAGGCCAGACCCACCAGAACGAACCTATAACCGGCGGTCACTGGTATTATACCAGACCGCCCCGAAGAAAGAAAGGGGTATAACATGAACACCAGAACTAAGGAAACCGTCATCGATGAGATCATCAACTATTTCGAGGAGAACGAAGCCGCTTTCATCGCTTGCATGGAGGAGCTGGACAGCTACAACGGATACTTAGGCGATGACCGCTATTTCGAGATGGAGGAACTGGACCAGTTATATTTAGATCAGCCCCACATGGAGCTGCTTTACCGAGCTTTTTATGGCCACGATGCCGATACTTGGAGCAATGACAGCAGCGGCAATAAGATTTACGGCCCTTTCAATCCGAACCGTGATTATTTCTATTACAACGGCTACGGAAACCTCGTTTCCAGCGATTACAAAGACTACTCCGACAAGCTGGACCACTACGCCGTTGAAGCTATGAGCGAGTGCCGCTTGTATATCGGTAGCATCGACGAAGACCCGGACTTGTCCGCCCTCTTCGATGAACTGGACGAGATCGAAGACTAAGCCACCCTCCTACAAGTCGAAACCCCNTTTCGGCCCCGGGTCCCGCCGGGGTCCTGATGATGACAGGGAAAGGAGAAAGACCGTGAAAGGTTACTATCTGGCCGTATCGGCGGACTACGGGCCGCTAACATCTGCCAGAGCAAGAAAGCAGCCGCCGAGCTGGTAACGGCTTGGAACGAAGCCTATAAGCGAAATGGATCGTACTTGTACGACTCACCGACATTTTGAGGAGGTCACGAGATGAAAGAGAACCTTAGACCGTGGGACGGAACCACGCCGGAAAGCTGGCACACCTACCCAGTAGAAAACAGCCCTAACCCGCTATTGATTGATGACGGCGGAACGATCTGGTATAGAGACAGCGCCGGAACGCTTGCGATCTGGTGCCCTCGCTCCCGTCTCCGCTACCACCTGCACCGCCTCTTTCAACTGGGGGTGATTGCGTGATATTCTTTCCTTTCTTGATCGTATGGAAAGCAGCCGGGGCCAGTTGGAAACGAGGCAGAAGACGCCGCTACTAAACGAGATCACAGACCCGCCCAGCGTGGCGGGGGGTC